GACGTTTCAAGGACCTACTGGATATGGGTTACAAGAGTATCAAGGCTCGTATAAAGTCGAAACGAGAAAACCGTGGAAACTTAGGTAAACTCTTTGGTGGTGGTTCAGGAAACTTGAGCAAACTGTTGGGATCTGAATCTACCAAAAAGGTACTTCAGGAGTTGCCACCTGCCCAAAGAGAGGCTGTAAAGAATGCAGGCGGACTTGCCCGTGCTTCATCTCTGATTGAGAATGCGGGTGGTCCAACTGTGGTTACTCGGGCGGCCGAAGTTCTCAAAAAGTCGGGCGGAAATGTCGAAAAGGCTGTCATGAGCACACCGAGTATACCCATGAGTGCATTCCAAAATGTCAAGAAGCTCGGGGGTCCGACAACCGCAGTACGAACCGTCCGTGTTGTTCAGGTGGTCAAGACGCGCGTGCGTCGTCGCAAGGCGCCAGCGAAAAAACCACGTCGTGTCCCTACTCGCAAAACAAAGAAGAAGAAGAAGACATCGGTAGCAACGTTAAAGAAAATCGTACATAAACTTCCAAGAAGAAACTTGGAACGTGAGGCTCTCAAATGGCTCTCGCGCTGAATACATTTCCGTACATTATGACCCTGGACTCTATCCGGAACATGTACGGTAACAGACCGTCGTGGGTCAGAATTACAACCATCACGATGACGTGCAAGGTTCTCACCGATGTAAATTTGGAAAAGATTCGCGAGGCTTTTCGCGAAAAAGGTTCCATTCGTGTCCGGCGCAAGGGCGCTCTTTATTCCGGTCACGAATGGAAAATGAAGGAGACGACGTTTTATAATCAAGTGACGATTGGCTATGTGGATAGTTTTACAACCAAGTCGATCAAAGTTTTTCCGAATGGATCATTCCAGGTGGCGGGTTGCTGCGATTTGTACGATTGTATTCGGGTGACAAAGTCGCTCGCGCACATACTGGCTGAGATTCTCGAAAAGCCAGATCTGAAGACGGCGCAGTTTCAGGTGGTGATGATCAACACAAACTTTTCACTGAATCACTCGGTCAATTTGATGGAGTCGCTCGAAAACCTTTCTCGTAAGTATGATGTCTCTTTTAACCCGGATCGTTACTCGGCTGTGAAGATCAAGTTCAAGCCGCAGCCGGGTATGAAGCAGGTGACGGCGAGTGTGTTTAGCACGGGAAAGGTGATTGTGACGGGTGCTGAGACCCTGAAGGAGATTGCATTTGCGTACGAAACTCTGAATCGCGAACTTGGTCAGGTTTCTGGTCCGGCGACAGAAGATCAGACGTCGATTATGGGTGCAACGTTTGACCAGTGGATCAAGGTTTTGAAAACCAAGGGGATCAAGGGGTGGATTTAGAGGTAGTCGTCTGAAACTTCGGTAAGTGTCGCATTTGAACCACCATAGACTGAACGACCAGCAAACGCCAAAAGTTGATCAGCCACTCGGCGCATGACTGGCGAACTTGGAGTCGGTGGCTGGTTTGTACTTTTAAGAGCCAAATGATTCGCTAGCTTTCTTTCGATAGGATTTCCTTGTTCGAGTGCAGTATTAAATTCGGCGAAGCACTCGGACAGAAACGGCTGACCTTCAGTGACTCGTTGTTCACGATCAATCGATAGTTCCTTTTCAATCTTTAGCGCAAGCCTTTTGAAGATGATTGAGGACCGTGTTGAATTGGTCATTTTTTCGTTTATTTTCATAAAGAGTTGTATCGACCCTACGACACCAGTCCCGGCTGACAACACGGCGTTGAGAATACTGACATATTCCTGTGACATGAAAGAGTTGAGGCATATGGCAGTCAGTGCATTAATTGCTGATATGATGAGAATAGGAATGTTAAACTTGGATGAAAGTTTGTTGTAGTAGTGGTAGTCCTTCAGGTTGTGTTCGTGTAAAATCAGACATTGCTTCTCCATCTTGGACAAAAACTCCTCCTCCTTGTCATGCCAGACGTCAGTTTTTGTCATTTATTTTTACGCACTTTTTTTTCTCTTTGTAGAGTAAATGTCTACGCGTCTCGGTATGGGTGATGGCCGGTGCCTCACCATCTACGACTCGACTCGACTCTTCAATGACCTGGTGATGCAGAAGCAGAGCATCACGTACGAGGACAACCTGTCCTACCGTCGTTTCCTTCAGGAGAAGGGTCCGGACGCTCTGTTTATGCCGTCCAACTCAGCCTGTGCTGGTACTGGGTTCCAGAGACAGGCTGACAGTGGGAACTAAAATGTTGAACTTCTTTAAATGGGAATGAAGGTAACGCGTGTCTCTCGGCGTATCGAACTCCCACCAAACATGCTTCGTCTTATTGCAAGCAAGATAAATGACCCTAAAACACTTGCGAGTATGGCCTTGACCCATAAACAAATGGCTATGAACCTCAAGAAGCGTATGGAGAGTATTCGTCAACGTCGTCGTAAACATGCTCGCAGTCCAACTGCGCGCGGTGTACCACGTGGTGCTCCACCGGCTAAAAGAAGAAGAGTGTAAATATAGTATGCATATCGTGATTGATGGTAACATCGGTTCTGGAAAAACAACTCAGCTCAACCTCCTTGAGCGCGCAGGATGGTTTGTGAAGCGTGAACCGCTTGACAAATGGCCCTTGGAACTTTTTTACAAAGACATGTCACGCTGGGCATTTTTGCTCCAGGTTCGTATTCTTCAGACGATTCGGAAAGAGTCGCGCGATGTCACAGTCTATGAACGGTGTCTGTTGAGTACCCGTTATGTCTTTTGGGAATATCTTATGAAAAAGAAGCTTGTGACGGCCGAAGAGAATATCGCATACGAGTCGTGCTACGAACGTTACAAGTGGTATCCTGATGTCTATATTTTCCTTTCAAAGCGTCCAGAGATTGCCTATGAGCACATTCAGACGCGTGGTCAAGTGGGTGATGGTGACGTGACACTCGAATATCTCATCGACCTAGATGAACTGTACAAAAACATGATTCGGAATGTTCCGTGTCGGGTTTATATTGTAAATGCCGAAGAGTCACCCGAGGCGATTCACGCTCAAGTGTCTTCTATTTTGTCTATGTACACTGTAAAAAAGAATGGCTGCATGCTCGTCAGTGACGCTGGACGGGCGAAAATGCAAGAGACCGGCAGTCATAGCCGGCAAGTGTTGTGTACACCATTCACAAACATGTGTAATCTGTCTTGAAGAGGTGCCGAGTCTCAACTCCAAGGCGACGAAGCGTCTGACGTGCAATCACGCATTTCATACATCGTGCATCCTGACATGGTTTGAAATGTCTGATGAATGTCCAGTCTGTCGAACTGAACAGGATACCGATCCTTTGATTCTCTTTAAAAAGAGTATCGAAGAGGCGATGCGAGTCAAGTACCGAGAGGCGATCCGGTCACTTGAACACCAAGTCCAAATTCTTCGGACGCGCCGTCCTCGTACTATTTTTCCTCAGAGTACAATACATGGTGGAAGGATGCTCAGGAACGACGCGCCGGGGTCAACGTTGTAAGTTGTTTGCTCGCCCCGGTCACAATACATGTCGTATCCACGGCGGACCACAGTGTCCAGTCTGTCTTGAAATGATGGATCTTTCAACCACAAGGACACTTGAATGTCGGCATAGTTTTCACGAACGATGTCTTGAGCGCTGGAAAAGAACATCCAGAACATGTCCAATGTGCCGCGAACCTTTTGATTTACCAGAATACAAGGTTCGAATAACAATTCAGCGAATGGCTGATCAGCACGTACTTCAGGGATCATACACGACGAGCAATGTATCAGACATGGTTAGCAATTTTGGCTTTGACGCCTTTATGGATCCAAGATATCTGACGGATATTTTCTTTGAAATTGGTCACGGTGAATCACTCAACCAAGTGTTTTCAGAACTTGGAATTAGTTTGCCCTTCGGGCCCTACGCGCCCGCGCCAGTGCAGTCCGACCAGCCTGACACTTGACACAATAGGCGGAGCAAAATCTGGAGTAGTTGAGATAGCCATAGTTGCGATTTGCCCGCAGAGGGTTCTTTATAGTTCTGCCCGAGGCATCAACCAGCACAGGCCCGGCACCGAATCCTTGTTTGTGCGACCAGAGCCGTACTGGAATTTGCATCACCTTTCCTGGGAAAAGCTTTCCGGTCCGAGACATTTCGTTGAGCGACGAGAGAACACGAAGTTCACTATTTGTCGTCGAAATTCGACCATTGATTGGACTGGATGGTTTGTGAGCCTTTCTGTAAGCCATCTTTATAGTAGCCTGATTTGTCCGAAAAAACTTGGCAAGTGCCGATACTGTATCACCTGGACGAGTACGATAAATGACTCGACGAGTCTCTCTGTACCAGTGGAAATCCCCCACACCAGGTGATACAAAGTTCATCACTTTGTAATATCCAGGTTTACAACGCGTCGCAGCCGTATTAATCCGGTATGCCAACCCTTGATAATCCTCCAGGACTCGTTTTGCAATTCCGTCGCACGTCCGAAACGTCAAACCCCAGGCACGGTTACCAGCCATGTTTCCAGGCATGTTTTTAGTCGTCGAGCGTGGATTGTTCATGTCGAATGCATAGTCATAACAGTTGTCGTGCCATACTCCATTGGTACCATAAGGTGCCCAGCCAAAAACTAAACTTTGGCACAGAGGCCCGGGCATTTTAATATTGACGTACAATAAAATGTACGGTGTACTGTCTGCTCGCAACACACAGGATCTTCTGTATCAGCTGACCATCTTCCTCCTCTTTACCGTCATCATGACGTTCGTTCTTCGCTTTCTGTGGAATAGCATTCTGGTGAAGCACATTAACATTCTTCGTCCAGTGTCCAGCCTGGTTGACACGTTCCTGCTGTCGCTCGGTATCGCACTGTTTAAATTGTAAGTCTAGAATAAATGTCAACCGAGAGCCGTAGTAGTGGTCTCTCAAATCTCAAAAACAAGTCAGGGCTTACGGGTCTGAAACTCGTCAGTAACAGCAACAACAGCATGTATGGCCCAGTGTCTTCAAAGAGCATGAGTGCGTCAAGACCGAGCTCGAGCGGTAGCAGCGGTCGCAGCGCATATTCACGCGAGGCTCGGGCCCGTCGTCGCGCCCGTAGACTTCGTCGTAAACGTCGCACAGATCAACCAGAGGTGTCGAGTAGACAAAGACCAACACCGTTTGGTATGAAAAATCTGCTCGGTGCACTTCCTTCAGGTGTAAGGAAAGCCAAGCCCAAACCCAAGCCTAAAAAACTAACAGCGAGTATGCTCGCAAATCTCATGGCATCTATAAAATTGAAAAAGTAGGTTCATATTCGGTCGCCCATGCTGACGTGTCCGAACTTATTATAAACGTACCGTTGTCACAATATCTGGCGAGTTCGTATGGTTGTTCGTACAGATTGAAAATGTACAATCCGTCGAGTGAAATGTCAAGATTGACTGGTTTCATCACCGTGTGATATCCTTCTGGTCGAAAGTTGTAAAGTGTTTTTGTAAATGGACTCCATACAATTCCTTGTCGGGGGGTTTCGAGACTTTTTAGTTGTAGTCTCGAAAGTCTCCGAGGTTTGAGTCCGAGTTCTCTTCGGACGTCAATGTCATCAATGTATTCTAATATTTTTTGCTCCATGAAATATATTCAGCATAAATCTCTAGCCCGAACACATCAGACACCCTTCAGGGTTGTCACGCCGGCACGCCTCAACCTGCTGAGCAGTCGGCATGATCGTCACCTGTTGAGGTTTCGCCTTGGCGCGTGTCCGTAGATAATACATTCCGGTTTTGAGTCCCTTTTTCCACGTGTACATGTGCATCGAACTCAACTTGGCCACAGTTGGATTCTCCATGAACAGATTCAGGCTCTGAGATTGGTCGATGAACACACCTCGGTCGGCACTCATGTCAATGATGCTCTTCATCGGAATTTCCCACACGGTTCGGTAGATGAGCTTGAGTGCATCAGGCAAACCATGAATATTCTGGACGGATCCACCATCCTTGATAATCAAATCCTTGGTGGTTCTGTTCCACATACCAATCGCCTGTAGATCCTTGACCAGATGCCTGTTGACAACCACAAACTCACCAGCGAGCGTCCGACGCAGGTACAGGTTTGTCGTGTATGGTTCAAACGCCTCATTGTTCCCCATGATTTGGGCCGTCGAGGCGGTTGGCATTGGTGCCAAAAGGAGTGAATTACGAAGACCATACTTGACAATGTCATCCTTGAGTGAGTTGATGAGCTCGCCTGGATTTTGACCCCACAAGTCTGGCTGCAAAAGCCCTTGCGAAGCAGGTGATCCCTTGAATGACTCGTACGGTCCCTCTTCTTTTGCAAGCTGGCACGACTCTGTAAGTGCAGCGTGATAGATGATTTTGAAAATGTCACGGTTCAGTTCGCGAGCCTTTGGTTCATCAAACACCAAACCGAGCATCTGAAAAACATCCGCAAGTCCCTGAACGCCGATACCAATTGGACGATGGCGCATGTTGGATCGACGAGCTTGTTCTGTCGGGTAAAAGTTCTTGTCAATGACACGGTTCAGGTTGCGAGTCACAACCCGTGTGACGCTATGAAGCTTGTCAAAGTTGAATGTACCTTCGACAAATGTCGGCAGGCAGATGGATGCCAGGTTACACACAGCCGTCTCATCCGAGCTCGTATACTGGTAGATTTCTTCGCAAAGATTTGAACCACGAATGGTACCCAGATTCTTCTGGTTCGACTTGGCATTCGCTGCATCCTTGTAGGACATGTACGGCGTTCCCGTTTCAATCTGAGACTTGAGCATCGCGTCCCACACCTGTCGTGCTCGAACCACACGCTTATACCGTCCTTGGGCCACGTACATCCGGTACAGTTCATTAAACTCTTCGCTATGGACATCCTGTAGACCGGGGCACTCACTCGGACACATCAGATACCAGTCTTCATCCTTCTCCACCTTTTCCATGAAGAGATCTGGGATCCAGAGCGCGGTAAAAAGGTCTCGACAGCGCGCCTCCTCGTCACCTTGGTTCAGGCGCAGTTCGAGAAATTCCATAACGTCGGCGTGCCACGGTTCGAGGTAGATGGCGAACGAGCCCTTGCGCTTGCCCCCGCCTTGGTTGACGTACCGGGCCGTGGCGTTGAAGACGCGCAGCATAGGAATAATTCCATCCGACTTGCCATTCGTCCCTTTGATGATCGAACCGTTTGCTCGGACAGAACTGATCGAAAGTCCAATTCCACCAGACCACTTTGAAATGTGTGCACATTGCTTCAGAGTATCATAGATGCCATCGACTGAATCACCGTCACCCGACATGGTCAACAAAAAACAGCTCGACATTTGTGGCTTTTTCGAACCGGCGTTGAAGAGTGTCGGAGTTGCGTGCGTGAAGAACTTTTGGGACATGAGATTGTACGTTTCGATGACACGCTTCGTATCATCACCGTGAATACCAACCGCAACGCGCATAAACATGTACTGGGGCGTCTCACCTTCATTCAGATAGCCTCGCTGAAGAGTCTTGATGCCGAAATAGCCAAAGGTGTAATCGCGCGAATGATCAATCGCACCGTCAAGTTGAAGCGACACACACTTCATAAATTCGTCACTGACGATACCTCGCATATGAAGCTGAACCATGGCGGTCGAAAAGCACTTGGGTGAATTCTTGTGCATGTTGCTGACAATGATTCGAGTCGCGAGCGTTTCATAGTCGGGATTTTCAGTCTGCATATGGACGGCAACCTCGGCACTCAGTTCGTCAATCTCGCTCGTCCGAATCTCGTCGTGCATGCTCGCAAAAACCTTTTGGGCCACCCTGTCTGGTTGTACATTGAGACCGTTACACAAGTGAGTGATCCGTATCACCACCTTGTCAAACAGTACAGGGACAATATCCCCGTTTCGTTTGATGACTTTCATACTCATTTGTAAGAGTCAAAGATTTTTAACTTGCTTAGGGTTCGATAATTGTAAACTGGAGTTGCAGATCCGAGTATACATTTCGGATGCGGTCATGACGTAAAGTCTCCATGGTGCCATCTTGATAATAAATGGTCAGTTCTTGAAGCTCGGTATTGAGCTCAAACCAGCGAACCTGTACAGGGTTGACAACATATACGGTATCTCGAATTCTGATTGCCGGGATTGGCATTTATTTAGTAAAGTCCAGTCTCTTTATAATTTATTTCATACCATAAAGTAATGAGCAACAAGTTGTACTCGACTCCGCTCAGTGATGCATTCTTTTCACCATTCAACCGTGAATATCTCCATGGGGCAATTGTACGAGATGTTCGAACAAAGACTGGTATGACGATTGACCGCCAGAGTGACTCGGATCTCCAGGCGCTGATGAGACGAGTCTACATGCACATGATGAGTGCACCGAATGACACGTCACAGGTTCAGAAAATGAACCAGATTGTGGTTCGTGAGGCGACCAAGACGATCAGCACGGGTATTCTCCAGCAGCTCTCGTACATTGATTACATCACCAAGGGTGTCCAGCCCATGGAAATGCCAATCAGCACGTCAACGTACGGAAATAAAATGCCATCTAATAACAACTATGGATTCTGAAGACCAGAAAACCCAGGCACCCAAGACGTCAAACAACTTGTGGTGGATTATATTTTTGGTAGTTGTGTTGGTGATGATCGGTCTGGGTTTCCTGTATTATCGTAAGACTCATATGAACACGGGTGCAGTTCCAAGCACTAACATGCCGCCAATGCCCGGTATCAACAATCGCATGGTTTCAGCCGCTCCAGCACCTCAGAACCTGAGTGCCGTTAAGATTTGATGTGTTCGCCGTAATGAATGAGACCGATAGCCACAACAGCCATGACGACACCGATCCACTGAATAGGATGTTTAAACCGTTCACCCAGAATCAAATAAGCGGCTCCGGCGCCTATAATTGTAATCATACCTTCCCAGAGAGCCGTCACCATCAGGACGTTTTTGAGTGCAAACGCTCGGACCAAAAAGAATAGTACGGCTCCATATCCCAAAAGTCCAAATCCGAGATGGTGCACAGCCGAGTTGCCCGATTCGGCAAACCATTTTAGATTGAAATTTCCAAACGTTTCTGCGCACGACATGCACAAAACCTCGAAAAGTACCATAGGTCCCCTGGTACTTCTCAAGGAAATAAACGAGTCTAGCTCTATATTGCTATGACCATGTCACTCTTGTCTGATCTTTTGGGTGATTTACTTCAGACTGTACCGTCTGTTCAAGTTCCAGAGGTGGAACTGTCTGATGAATGGAAAGAATTTGAACAGACACTCGCCAAATTTAAAAAGGAATATGTCGAGACTCGAAATATTCTCCGACTGAAGAATATCGAGTTTAATAAACTTTTAAACGATACGACCGTCATGAATAACGTTTCGACCATCATCATGTCACCCGAACTTCAAGACAAGATGAAGGAGTGGATTAACGAATACAAGTCCACACACAACTTTGAAGAGTCGAAGAATGAAACGTACAAACTTTTAGGAATTGTGAATGCAATGGAAAAGGTTCTCGTCAACACAAATGCAAAGCGCTACAGTCAGTTTACATGTTCAGTCTGCATGGACAGGATGGTGGATACCTTTTTGGATCCATGTGGCCATCTAGCATGTGAACGGTGTATGGCACGTTCAAACACAATCCATTGTCCGATGTGTAGGACACCTGTTCATATGAAGAAGATGTACCCGACAATGGAATGACACATCAATATCTAGGGTACTTGTTGTGGCTTTGTAAATGTTTCAGTTCAGTCTTTGGGCCATAAACAGGCTTGGGAAAAGCTTTTTCAAGAATTTCACGGTGGTGTTCACGCAGAATTGGTAGAGTACGCATAGTAATTAAAGACGCCACTTTTCGTTTGTTCATAACTTCTTGACGAACTGCACGCCAACGTCTTTGGAGAGAAGTCGCCGCAACCGCCTTTCTTCTGATTCCGGCAAGTTCTCTAGCCATGTTATTTAGTTTGTTGTACGCCATAGTGATGTGTTGGCGTTTATTCGGGTAAAAATCAAAGTATACACGTACACCGATTGGAAAAGTCCCTCCCTGTGTCACGTTTTGATTGTCATTCTGGAACGCATTATTAAAATGTTTGTACACCTCTTGGTACGTAGGCGCATTATGTTGACGGACATGATACGAGCGTGTCAACTTTCCTCGGTTTGCCCTAAGAATAGCGTTATGGACCGCACGCCATTTGGTCATGGTGTTATTTAGTGATGCAACCATATTACTTGTTGAGAAAATTCTAGACATCAGCCTCAAAAACATCACCCATAACAACATCAAGACCGTAAATGATTGGCTGAGCCGTGTACGCCTTGCCGTTGTGCGTGCAGGGTTCGTGACGAACTTCAATTTCACGAGCCGAGAATGGTCCGCCGTACATATCCTGATTAAACTTGCACCGACCGAGCACATTCTCCTGGCAATGCTGATTGAACATCTGGACGAAAACCTTCTGGGGACAAAACAGATCCGGACCGTACTGAATCTTCTCAGATGACAGAAAGTGCTGCAGAGGATTGGTCAACATCGCCACTTGGTCCTGGACCGTCTTGAAGTACTTGGGCAGAACATTCCAAATATCCTGGTCATTGTACTTTTGGGCATACTCGAGATAGGCCCGAACACACTTGCACAAAATTGCCGGAAGTTCGGTATCAAGCTTCTCATCCAGATTTGGATCCGACACGGACACCTGACGCATGAAGTTCCACGTCACCAGTCGACGCAGGACCGAACCAGAGTTGTCACGGTAGCCCGGCACCTCGTTACCAGCCAGAATACCTGGAACATTCCAAGTCATCGAGAGCGCCTTGTCATTCTTGCGCGCGATTGATACATCCTCACCAGAAACCATCGACTGAAACTCCGCCTGTTCGAGTGCCAGATCACCCTTCACCTCGGGTGAGATGAACATGAAACCATCATGGATTGACCATAGACCAAACTTTTTCTCAATGTTGTTTGAAAGAGTCCGAACATCCTCTGGATCGTAAAACTTTTTACAAACCTTGGTAATCAAAGTCGATTTACCCGAACGCGCAATACCCTTGAGAAACGGAATCACCTGCCAACTATCCATGTCACCGACATCAAAGCACAGACGACCGATGAAGACGTACAGCCACTTGCAAACATCCTTTGTAAACTTTTGGTAATCCATGACGAGCTGCATATTTGGAGTCGGAATGTTGTACCAATCCTCAATATCCTCAAAGTGATTAAACTCTTGGTCAAAAAACTTGCAACTCACAATTGTCGGATCAAGTGCATCATACTCTGGCGTATCATACTTGTAAAACCGGGTCGTGTACTTGTCAGCCTCGGACCACTCTTTGCCAACAAAGATGCCGTTACTAAACGACCACACATTTCGATTCTTTTGCACCTCAGGAAACTGCATGTCACGACACTGAGTCATGTGACTGATTGTGTCCCGGACGATACTTCCTTTGCTGGTCAAGTTTTTCCACATGTCAAACTTGTCTTCTTTTTGGGTGTAAAAGTATACAAACTCTTTGATTTCCATGACGGGCCGCCACGCCTTGGTCAGGTGACCATCCAGAGTCTCGATTTGTTTGCAGCACTGACCCTTGTACCGACGCAGCTTCATAATGTACGAGCGGTTCAGGAGGTAGAGCAGCAAGCGCTGAAAAGGACTTGCCTCCGTCTCTTCACTTTCATCCATCGTTTTGCATCGAAAAAGTGAAGAGTCCATGTCACCAGACAACTGTGTGGTGCACGTTGGGTGGTTGATACGCTCAAATGAGCGCACATACCGAAAGATGATTTCGTACGCATCGTCAGCCGTCTCAATGAGACGCATCATACGAAATGCGATGCGAAATTCATCTCCATTTATATCGATCGTCGGACGATCTTTTACCCCCAGTTCATTGGAGCGGTGGTACAGCTCGGAGAAGAGGTTTACCAGGCGGCGTTTTTGTTCAAGAATACGGTCGAGATCGACATTTTGGGGCATGCCGTTCGCGTCTAGTTCATCCTCCCGGAAGAATTGGTGAAACCCATTCGTGAGCGGCGCAAACCTATCTCCCTTACAGGCCAGACCCATCTTTTCCTCGAGTTGTCCGATGAAAGCCTCAAGTCGCTCTGGAGTTAACGAATTCACTTCGGACCTCAAAACCTCCATACGAATTTTATGTGCATGTTCGGGTGTCTGTTCCTTCTCGATAGTGTGCACCTTGTCCATTGGTAGTACATGTCAAGAATTTTTTATGCCACAGGCTTGGCTGTCAGGGCTGTCAGAATCTTTACCAAAATCACATTCTGCTTCTCAAAGTGCTTGGCGATAGCATCAGTCGACTTGGCCAGGGACTCGAGCACAGAGGTGATGGTCTCACCCTCATCGGTCGTCAGCAGGGAGACGAGAGCATCCTCGCCGCCGTCAAAGTCCATCTCGTCAAGCTCCTCATCCTCAGGGACGGTGGTTACAGAAGGATCAGCCATTTGACAATAGGCAATAAATTAGGAATGCCAAATGGGCGCGTGGTCTCCCAAAATTATTTTCTTGGCTTAATGTAAAATGGCAGGCGGTCTTATGCAGTTGGTAGCTTACGGTGCTCAGGATGTGTACCTGACTGGTACTCCCAAGGTGACTTTCTTCCAGGCGGTGTACAAGCGCCACACGAACTTTGCGATGGAGGTGATCCAGCAGACGACGAACGGTTCCCCGGCTGCCAACGGCCGTGTGTCCGTGACGATTGCCCGCAACGGTGACCTGGTTGGCAACATGCACGTGGCGCTGACCCCCATCACCACCAACCTGACCTCCAACAACACCGTGTACGACACTAACTGGATTGCCGAGCGTGCCATCTCCGCGGTCGAGCTGACCATTGGCGGCCAGCGCATCGACAAGCACTACCAGACCTGGTGGCGCCTGTACGCCGAGCTGTTCCTGAACGAGGCGGAC